AGCAAAAGAAACTGGAATTTCAAAAGTTACTTTACTATCAAAAAATTGACTTGATACCTTTGGTTGATAGAATACGTTAGGGTCATAACTCTGTCCGTCTACTAAATTCCAAGTATCGTTTTCCGTTGCCTCTGGTAATTCAGCGTCAATCTTTTGTAGAATTGCACCATATTCCCAACTGTCCATTAAAACGTTTTTTGCCTTACCTGAATAGGTTTTGTTACTGAATTCAACCTTACCGATATGGTGGACTAACTTATTAACGTAGCTATCAATTTTGTCAGCATTGATAATTTCCGTTCCCACATCTACCAGATTAGTTAAATCTTCATTAACTAAATCTGTGGTACCTAGTACTTCACTAGTAACCGTATTAAGCATTTCATGAATTTGATTTACTTGCATAATTTTCCTCCTATAGAAAAACATATATTATAGTTCACTTAATTATCTCATACCCTAGTACACTTGTAAAGTCAATACATTAATTATATCTATGTAGATTAATTTTCTGTATTCCTCGTAGTTTTTAAACCGATTTAAGAAATAATCTATTTTGTCTTTTGAAAACCCTGTGTACAATGTTGCATTTTCTGTTGATAGATTATCAGTATTGTTTTCAGTCTCATCAATGGTGTTAGTATTCTGGTCATTTTCAATACTATCAGGAACATCAAAAGGGGTTACCTCACTTACATTACTAGTATTTGATTTTCTAGTTTTGTCACCTGTGTTAAGTCGGGTACCTGTATTAGTAACTTTGGTATCGGTAGTTTCGATATCCTTTATTTTGTCATCAATTAATTTAAAATCGTTCCATTTACTAGTTTTGAGGGTAAACAACCCCCCAATATTAGTTAAACCATTTTCAGTAAAATCAGTTTCAACTTTACTAATTAACTCACGTTCTCCGTATAAATAAATAAATTCCTGATAATACGGGGCGGTATCCCCCAACGCTTTAAAATAATCTATCTCATCAAATAAATTTTCGCTATCGGTTTTAAGGTCTTTTAGTTTCATTAGGAATTTCCCCCTTATTTGTTTCTTCTTTTAATAGTTCAAAACGTTTAGTCAACCATTCAGGTAACGGTAAACCCATTTCCCCCAAGTTTTCAAATATTGACAAGGCATAACTAACAATGTAAAACATTACTAAAACTTTTGAGTATTCCCCAAGCCGAAACACATTCAGCACCCAACTAAAGAATACACAAAATAAGATAATTGTTATATGATTAGTAACCCCTTTTTTACTGATTTTACTATAAACAGTATGGTTCCTGAATGCTTTTAGAGTGCCTGTTATAATATCAAATACAACAAACGTTAGTAATATGAAAATATAGGTATCATGTAATACTAACTTGACTGGTTCTAGTAGTTCATTCATTAGGTTCTACCTCATCTTCACTAGTTAAGTTTTCTCCTACGTTTGGACGGTAGTCCCAACTTGAGGTAAATTCTACACTAATATTGGTATTGTATTTTTCATTCACTTTTTTGATTGCCTGTTCCCTACTATTTAACATATTATCAACCAGTGGATAAATCGAGTTTACACCCGTTTCAATTTCACTTGTAACCAGTCGTTCCTTTTTCATGTTGTCATTGGAATACAACCCAATTTCTTTATCTAGTGCAGATTTGATATAGTTATCGTACTCGATTAACTCATGTAAAGTGTTCGAGTTTGTTTCCCCGTCTACTTTTATACTATCCCATAAAATGTTCCCGATGATTAAACTCGTTTCCCCGCTATCAATTTTATTTAGATAGGTTTTCACGCTCTCAGCGGTGGGGTCATCATTAGCAATAAATGTTTTGACCATTCTTTTAAACCGATTAGCAATCGTTAAAGTTACTTCACTCTCATTGATTAGGTACCCCCACTTTTTGAAAATAGGCAACAACCCACGTCCTAAATAATCATTCTTAATGAGTACCCCCTCACTAAGCTTGTAACTTTTATATTTTTTTGTATCAGGTAGATAACAGTTAATTTCCTCTGGTCTACCATAGATATCAGTTTTTTCATAATTGTAAGTACCATGTAAGATGACTAGTTTATCATCAATCATAGTGATAAAACCGCTACCGTTTAACTGTAATACTTTTTCTAATTCTTCAGTAGGTAGGCTATCGGGTAGATTGTTGTACAAAAACATGGTTAGGGTTTTATTTAGAACCCCGTCAATGATGTTGTTGACATTTTCCGTTTTGTTAGTGACTATATAATTTTGGGTGTTATCAAAATAACCCCGTTTTTCTTCCTTGCTTAGCATTTAAGCACCCCTCTTACATTCTTTTAAATAGTTTGAAATAGTATTGCCCACGTCATTATCTTGATAGTACACTTTATTCAATACAAAGAAACTTTTTATCTTACTAGTCATTTCGTTATAGCCTTGTAAGATATTTCTATTATAGTTGATTTTCGGGTTGTATTCAAGTGAATACACTAAGTCTCGGTTTTCCTTTTTCAACGGGGTAGTTTTTTCATGAATAAAGGTAAAAACGTTATTATCCTTGTTCACAATTTCACACTGAAACAGTGAACCACCAAACTCAATAAAATAGATAAACAGTATATCCTTAGGTTTAAACTTAATTGGACAATGCGGGTACAAGTCAAGTTCCCATGCACCTGTTTTAATCATTTCTAGTTTAGGGTTATCAAAAGCAAAATAGAATGAGTTTTCTTTACTTTTACCCATGGACTTGGAATATTCAACCGCTACTTTTAGTTTAGTATTCCCGTATTTATAAATATCAATGGTACCTTGAGTTTGTTCCTTGACATTCTTTAAACCCATTTCGTCAAAATACGGGGCATATTTATTAACCGTATTACCCAACATGAATATTTTAACATCGGTTCTATTTCTAACAATCGTTGATATGGTATTCATAAATAGGACAAACTCATCGGGTAGATAAACTTGTCTAGTTAGAAACTCATCAAAAATGATAGTTCTAATATCTGGATAACTCACACTTTTATTATGTTCTGTATCAGACAAGCTAAACGGGTATGCTATTACATCGGTATCACTGTAAATGGCTTTACCTCCCTCATCATAATTGCATAAATAAAATTTACCCCCATAATAATAAATACCCTCGTATTTACCTTTGGATATTTTAGACACCTCATCATTAGCTAACAAGGCTTTAAAAATCTCACTCGACCTGTTACCCCTGATATCAGTTTGCCACCGCCTTAGAATTGCGATTTGTGAACCGTCTTTAAAATACTGTTCAATACCGTATTTTAAACAAGCGTATGTTTTACCGTTTGAACGTTCCCCAATAATCATGTTGTATGTTGAATTGGTTTTAAGAATTGATTTTAAGTTATAATATTGATTGTTTAGCATTTATTTGTCCCCCTTTAAAATGTACCCGTTTTGTAGCATTGTATAGAATTTAATAAAATAATCACTGATTGATAAACTGTATTCAGCGGGTTCAAGGTGTACTCCTGATAAACTGGTAACCAGTTCGCTATTGCCTTGATAATCGGTTACTGTTTCAGTCATTACATTATCAATATAGGTATGAGTGTTTTTGCCTGTTTCTTCTTTTGGTATTTTTAAGTCATCGGTAAACATTTCAAAAACTTTTGAATTATCATGATTAGCTTTTTTGACCATGTAATTGATACCGTTCATTTTAGACAACCCCGCTACTGTTAAATGTAGTTCATTATCTTCTTCATACATATAACGCTTAGCACCTAAGGTTTTGAACCTTGTATACTTACCCTCATAGTCCCAGACCCCTAAGGGCTTGCTAACTCCTTTTACGGTTTTTGGACTAAGTAAATTAGTATCTAAATCATAATATTGTAGTGTTTGCTTTGCTTTTTCGGTAACCATTTTATTGTACCCATTTATAAAATTTTCATGGTTTGAATAATTTAAACACTTGATACTATCTGTATCAGAATAAATGTAGTCATCTTTAAAAGCCAGAATACCTAACCACAAATTCCGTCTAGCATAGGCGGTTACCCACACACCCCAAGGATAAAACAGAAACCTTGATTTTTTAGTATTATACTTTTCTATCTCATCATCTAATGATACTGGTTCAGTACCCCAATCATCATCATAGGTTATTTCGTCTTTTACGATATCAGTTACAGTCATGCCATAAGTAGAGTTTAACATGCCTTTTGATAATAGGTACTCGACCTCTTTACCCTTAACCCCTTTTAGAGTTGTCTTGTTTTGGTATAAACTTAAAACACTCTCGATAATCGGTTTAGGTAAGTACCCTTTTGGATAGCAGATTAGCTCGTGAATTTCAACCCTATCCCAACTGTAACAACGCTTGAAAATTGAATAGTCAATATCAGTCAGATAGGTGTTTAAGTATTCAGCTTTAAACACCCGACCATTATTAATGAGTTTGTCCCCACGTATTGTACATTTACTATCTGATAAATAGCTATCATATATGAATGAATTTTTTAAGTTTTCTACACTTACATTCACAATGCAACAAAATTTGTCTAAATAATAATCATACCCATTTTTTAAAATTTCCTCTTTGGTGGGTTTGAAACTTTTACCCATTGGAAACTTTTCAGCAATCATAACCGAGGGGTAACTACTTGTAAAGTCAACTGATACAACATCATTTAAAACTTTATCAGTATTCATTGGGTTTGAGTGAGTGAACCCACCCATAAAAGTTCGCTTTAATTTTAAATACTCATCTGGTTCAATAGTCAGATTTTCCATTAGATAGCGGTAATTCCTCTGTTTGCCTTTACTTGATTTGTATTTACTTTTCCCCTTATCATAGTAGCAATTATTTTTCACATACTCCCGAACCCTACCTGTATTAGTTAGAGGTATTTTTGTGATATTTCCGTACTGGTTTATTTGTTCATTTATGTAATTCAGCACGATAGTAATATCATTTTCCAAGTAACCCATTTCAGTATCTGTGATTGTTGTTTTTGTGTTTCGTACTAGTGAATAATCTAAATCGCCTACCATTTTCTTATTTGTGTGATTTACTAAATTTTTCGCTAGGGTAGCTAGATTAAACCCTGATAGGATATAGCTATCCCTGAATTCAAAACCGTCTACCGTTACCGCCTTAATTGGTTTCCGTTCGTCAATTGAAAAAACACTATCCCAACTAAATAATTTTCTCATAAATTGAAACTCATAACCCAAATTGTGAACATAGATAACTAGACGTCTACCAAGTGAGATATTTAATTCATTAGCAACCGTATTCAGTAAGGCTTTAAAATCTTCCCAAGTCCGTCCATATTTAAAATACGTGCCATGTTCCCCAATACCAAAACCCCATAAATACATAAAAGAAAATTTTTTATTATCCTTAGTGTAAGTGGACGTTGTTTCAATATCAAAAGCACACTCGAGGTTTAAATATTCTGTACTCTTTTTAGTATGATAGTCATATTTTCTAGTCGTTGTATATTCAAAATCAGGCATAGTAACCTCGCTTAGTATCTATAAATTTTCGTCAATAAATTTTTTAATAAAACTATTCATTAATCTATCTAACTTATTAACAGCATTAGCTTGCACAATATTTTCAGCAATTTCTGCAACATCATTATCTAATAAGGAAAATTCTTCCCCGACTGTATCAGCATATTCATTGACCTCTTGCCATATTTTTTTATAACCGATTGAAACTGATACCTCTTTACTGTTTCGTAAATATTCTTGAACCTTATCCGAAACATCGAAAAACCCCTGTAACTGATTGCCTAAGTCTTCAAATGAATCCCATTGTTTAACCCCAACTTGGTTAGCAACATTTGTTAGGTATTTTTTAGTCCCCTTGACTGTTGACGTTGTTTGATTTAAAAACTTGTTTAGTCTAGCAACCTCCGCTTTTACCTCATTATTGCTTTTACCTTTAATACCAAACTTTTGTCCCCCGTCATCAACCCATTTTTTGTAGGCGGGGCTCATTTTTAAATTCTGGTTTTCTATTCTTTGTAAACGTTTGTTTGCCATTGAGACTTTTCTACTTGCCTCTTGCCTGTACTTACGTTCAGTATCTGTTAAAACCTTAGTATTCTTTTTGGTAACCTTGATATGACCCATAATAGAACACCCCTTTACAATGGTAAATTAGTTCTGAAAAATAGTTGTTGTTCAGCATTTCCACAATTGTAGTACTTGCTTAAATGTTTATAGTTGGTACTCCGTCCATTTTCAAAACTTGATAACGTGGTTCTCTTCACTTGTACTTGTTCACTCATCTCATCGAGTGTTAAATGCAATAGTTCAGTTCTGTAATATTTACAAAACTTACCAATTTGATTGAAAAACATTTTTCTAACCTCCTTTAATAAAAATAAAAGGGTGCTTTTAAACACCCTTTTAAAATTACATTTCTACAAAATTAATGCTATAAAAAGTCTTATCAGGATATTTTTCAGGCATAACATAAGAGTAAATGTTAAAACCGACTTTACCGTCATTAATTTCATCTACACTCTCTTTATCAGCTTTAATCTCAGCAATTGTTTTTACTAGGTTACTTGGTAATGAGACGTTGAACCCGTCTGATTTAACAAAACAACCTTTTCCGTACGTTGACTCATAACTGAAAACCCCTTTAACACCGTACGTCTTATCTTTGCCATTTTCGGTAAATAATTGTTCTAATGTTTTAAACTCGCTATACCGTTCGTTGTTAGTAAATAATGCGTCTGCTTTGTTGTATTTTGTAATACCCATGTTTGTGTTTCTCCTTTTTCTATTATATAATTATTCTACATCTAACTTGTCTTCAAAATAATCTATCGCATGTTTTAATGCTTGATAGTCATCTTCTTCATAATCTTCAATGAGCACCAATTCATATTGAAGAGTGTACAATTCTTTCAAAAATCTTTTGTATGTTGCATTCATATTTAACCACCTCCTTTACATATATATCATAACATGCACAATATACAATTGCAACAGAAAAATAAAAAAAGTTTCTCAACTTTATGTTTCACATGAAACAAAAAAATAGTATAATAAAAATAAAATACTTTAATAAATTTTTTCTCAAACTTTTCCACACGTTTGGGGAAATTTTTTTGCGATTAATATTTCTTT